TTCTCGCATTAAAGCATAGTTATTTATGTAGGCGGCAGTAATAAGAGCATTCCCCGTGCCCCAAATAATTGATCCGTCTACAGCAATGGAAGAGTCGGTAGTTTCTACAGGACTTGTATATTTTGATACCCGAAACCTTCTCCCATTCAACTCAAGTAGTGGGCTGTTATTGTAGTAATGTCTCTGGATGTTCCCGAACCATATAGGAAGATTACCATTCTCAACACCACACCCAGCCCGTAAAACCTTAACCATGTCCCAGAAATGCGCCCTGCCGTCAACCTGAGTCTCTTGTATAATCTGTAAATTCCGCTCATCCATCTGCCCGGGGAGAAGTCGAAACATCCCATTCTTGCGAAGATAAAACCTATACGAAGTTATACCTTCATCACCAGACTCGTCTGTTTCGCACTGTATAACAGTCGTGTATTCAGGATTATCGCCATCAATTGAGGGGTATCTATGGATCGACTTAATTGTAATTTCTGTTTCGCCATCCAGAATTCCCCTATCCTGCCTGATAAACTGAAACCAGCTTTCATCAGAGGTAAAGTCTCCGTCAATATACCACCTGTACTGGATTATACTAAATCTCTTCGGACTGTCTGACTCGAATAGTGAATATGCGTTCAGGTACTTATACCATCCTTCCTGTGACTCCTCAATCTTCTCTGCATCAAAGAACTCGCCGTCACTATACTCTGTATCCGTACTATCAAATATCAATACCTTACGCTCAATCGAGTATTGCGTAATATGCGCAACTATCCCATTTTCAGCAATAGTCGAAATCCTACCAACACCATTATCTCTTACGTAGTACCCGTAAACAATACCATTCTTAATAAGAATATCCCAGTTTGTGAGTCTTTGTTGCCAGAGATTGTTGTTTGCGACATAATCACATCCTCTTGTTAGTTCATGATGAACAAGAGTGTCACCAGGAACATATCCTGCGTCAAACATAGTAATGTTTATTATACCAGCAGCTTCTATTTTGTACCCGAAGACCTGCGTCCCGTCCGTGTCTATGCAGAGTGTGGGACCAAACAGGTACTCAAAATCTTCCATGAAATACACATCGTCTCTTACAGTCTCTTCGTCTTCAGGATCATAGTAGGTATCGGGTGTCCAGGTGATCCTTCGTATTCCTGCAGCAATCCCTACTTTTTTCATAAACCCTAATACTATTGTCTGGCTGTTCGGATCGGCATGAAGGACTAAGCCGTGGTAAGTATCACCGACATTCTCACCAATCGTTACAATGTCATCCCAGGTATCCGTGGACACATCCAGAAATCTTGACCGAATGCGATACGCTGAGGCTTCCCCTGAGTCATACCAGCCCCACACAACATGAATATCGCCATTTCCGTCAATACAAATATCCACATCATTTGTGATTCGCTCATTCAATTCACCGGTACTATCAATAACATCATCATTATTCAGCGTCCATGTCGGGAAATTGGGTATATCCCACTCATCCTCGTAAAGGTCTGTCAATTCAACTAATCTCAGGATACTATGAACGCCTAACACGTCATTTCGTACCGTAACAGCGATGTACAGCTTATCCATTGCTGAATTCATGACCATAGAATACTCAATAAAGCTTCCTGTAAAGCGAGGAACATTTATATAAGCATAATCATCGTTGTATGTAGGGTCTTCGTCCCAGGCTATGCTCACGCCATCAGCAAGCACCTTTCCCCGATAGACATACAACCTCTGCCAAGATTTTTCATCTACAGGATCGGAGTATTCTCTGACTACTCCCGAAAACACATAGTGAGTTGATCCCGATTTGCCGAGCGCAATCGTTTTTCGCTTATGAGAATTCCAGTACCTATCTACTAAGTCCTGCCCAATCGACTCTGAATAACCATACGCAATCTCCCTTTCATACCCAGGTGTGATGAACTCAAACTCGGTCGGTCGGTCAGGGTATTCCGTTTCCAGTCCCGGGCGTATTTTTCGCACACCGCGCTTAGTCGCAATCATGTTTCGAATCACGTTCGGATATTTTTCAGGCTTGTCACCAGTTTCAAACTGTCGTTTCACGCCGTTAATGATAGGGATATTTCGTTCTATGGTTTTCATTAATCGTCCAGAAATCCAGGGTCGTAAAAGTCGTTTACATTTATGCTGCTATGGTCAGGATCACCAAGACAGGAGAATCTCGCCCGTGTATGTTCGTTCGCGTCCTCGCCAAGCTTCGCGACATAACGCCTGAACCCTTCAATCCCGTGCTGTTTATCTTGCCACAATCTCCAAGCCTTTTCGACAAGTAGTTTAGCAACATCTTCAGAAAGCTCATCCTCTGCAATCAGAGCCATTTTAGCCAGGATTAAACTATCCCATCCGATTTTCAACTCACCCTCATGATTCCCATCATCAGCAAGAGTCGAGGTTGTCTTGAAGTATCTCAGCCATATCTTTTCTGTGGCGGTCGGAGCTGACGGATCGGCAGGGACAGCCACAATAGCATCCAGGTACAGGTCAGTCTTGCTATCCATTGCGTAATTGTAGGGAACACCTTCCACAACGGCAGAATCAGCCTCAATTTTTCTGATATAGTCCATATTATCAACATGGCGAATCAACGGCACTTTGCCTACACTGGATTGTCGCCATACCCTGTGCAGAAGGAAGAAGTTCGCTGCGTTCGTCTGGTCTGACAGATCAAAGTTGTAAGCCGAGCCATCAGGTGTGATGTATCCGGTTGCACGAATATGAGGGACATCTATATTGATCTCCTCTCTTGCCGATTCGTAAATAGCATTAATCTCAACATCACTGATACCATAAGTGGCTTCTGTGTCCTTGATACGCTTACGAAATTTTGATACTATTTCGCTTTTATTTGTCATCCCAGTAATGGCTTAGGTGTATTGCTCTTCCGTGCTTTCGGCTTTAATGACCGAGTGCGAATCTCTGCAACTTCAGACCGTAGCGAGTCAAGCTCTTTCAGCAAAGATTCACGAGATTCACGAGGCATTACTGCAAAATTACGATCGGCAAGTTCAGAAATCAAAAACCTTGTTCTTATACCATCCAGAACCAGGTCGAGACAGCTCATACTATTTGCTGTTTTAATTACTGCAGGAATGCTCCCATCAGGATCAAGTTCGACAATTGTAGAGGCAATCACTTCAGACGAAACCCCGGATTGTTTTACAAGGGCGATTGCGATTTCTTTCAGCTTTGCATTACGTTTCTTGCTCGTCAATCTACCAAGCAATTTCGTAGCAACATCCTGTGCCGTCACTTCCGAGAGTGGTTTATCGCTGATCTTTAACCCTAACGCTGAACTCTTGACCATCCTGAACTTTTTTGGATAGAACCGTTGCAGGTCAGCAGCAAGCTTGTAGTCCACCAGGATAATCTTTGACCCATCGCCGAAGTCTAACTCCACACCGGACTGTATGAGCTTCCACGGTTTCTTTAAGCATACTAAAAATGCTTTATCGGGTTGTTTCATTTATCTCTCAAATTTAAAAAGTTATCGAGGGGACAGCTTCGCCCCCTCGAACATACAAACGATTACAGTGCGGCTGTCCAGGAGTTTGTGTCGGTTTGCTTACAGATGTAAACATTGTGAGCGTTGGTATCTACATAGATAGTACCAGCGTCACAATTCGCTAATCCTGGAGCACCCGTACCTGTCACAACACCGATCATTTTTTCCCAAAGTGTGGCATCTCCACGCTTGCGGTGAATGTTGCCGTTTTCCTTGTCGAAATACAGTGTGCCTTCCGCATAATCATCGTAATCGGAATCAGGTGTCCCGTAACCCACCACAATATCCTGCTCAATTGCCGCACCGGAAGCACGTTTATTACCAGGGATTCGCAAGGTTACGACATCCTGAGTGGGCTTATTGGAGGCGATGTTCTCGCTCTTCTGCCTGCCGTCTACTAACTGGACGACACTTTCATTACCAGCGTCATCTCGCCATGAGAGTTGACCCATTAGTCTATCTCCTAATTGTTAAATATCTAATAATCAACCAGGGGTGAATTTCTCCACCCCCAGATACATTCGGAATTCTTAGGCTACTGCGCCAACATACCCGTTCCCGCTTGGGGAAGCCGATACGAACGGCATGGAGCCTTCGTTTTCTGGTCGATTCGCCGTTGCAGGTGTTGAAATGTTCGGATGAAGGTCGCAACGAGTCCAGCCAAGCACACCACTGATTGCGGAAAGTTCGGACTCACCGAAATCAAACATCTCTGTTGCGAACGAGTAAGGACGGTGACGAATACCAGTTGCAGCGTGCTGTCCCAACACAAACCCTAACCTGCGGTCAAAGTTCGCGGTGTATTGCGCACCACTCAGCCGCCTGCGAATTCGACTATCCGTCAAATCCCTGCGGTAAATTTTAAAACTGGTAGAGTCAACGCCTAAGGGACCAAACATGATGTTGTCAGCATTATTGTTGTCGTCTGACACATCATTAGCCGTCGAGCAAGCATGATCTCCAGTTGAGGCATCAGTATCATCGGTTGTGTCATACGGATATACTTCCATGCCCAAACGCCAATCCTTAACAATCAGCATATCGGCATAGATCACTGCATTCCAATTAGTCCACGCATCCGACTGATCCGCCTTATTGGTTCCCCAATTCTGCATCTTGGAGATGAATGAATCGTCCTGTAAAAGCTGTGTCCATTGGTCGGGATGAAGCACTACAACATAGCTGTAAGGCTTGCCTTCAAACGGGAGAACATTGGATTCCTCTGCCGCGAGACGAAGTTGCTCAATCGTAGCAGCACTCATGTGGCATTCGGTATTCACATTATTCACGTGACTCATATTGACCGCAACCTGTGCCAGAAGTGTGGCGGCAGTAGCGTTATATGTCGTAAACCTGTATCCACCAGTACCACGACCTTCAGTCAGTCCCAACATATAAATGTTCGGGTGCATCTGTTTCCCAATGCTGTAGCCATAACTTGTATCTTGACACATTGCATCATAGCCATAAATCAGGGAATTGATGATACCGTAACAAGCCTCATACCGGACAGCCCAGTTCATGAGTCGATTAGGGAGTGACCGTTTCATATCCTTCGCCCATGCACCTTGCAGGATTTCAGACATTTCGTCTGTCCTCGCCGTCCAGGGTTTACGAATTTTAGATATGTAAGCATCCCTCTCTTCGTTCGTGTCCACACCCTCATTACCGAGCGCACGTTGAGTATTGATTACAGGATCACCAGTGATTTCACGCAATATCTCAAAGATAACGTGGTTTCCGCCACCTTTGTCGTTTCCCCGCTTGAATGATTCATGTGGGGAAGGTATCCGCGTAAATATACTATTCAGCGGAACACTGGGCGTTTGTTTGTTAATGATCTGCTTTTCGGTACGTGCCTTAGTGGTAGTAACAGCGTTCATTGCCATGTGATTCATGCAAGCTTGTTTGTACAAGTCCCTTGCATAAAGCGCGACATTACGCCTGTCGTCATTTGTCCATTGCTGAGCCATTAGCGTAATCTCCTATTATTAAATTGTCTGTACAGGAGAAAACACTGGACATTTGCATTGGCTGAGTCGTATTGATATGACCTGCCTGTCATGGTAGTGCCCGTTTTCCCTGTTGTTTATTTTCGTTCTAACTTTAATCTGCCGTCTGTGATTGCTTGATTGCGTTGAATCGTATACTCATCGTACTCATCATCATCCAGCAGCATTATCTCGTCTGCACTTTTGTCTTTAAATGTACCTTTAGGCGTTCCCTTGTTGGTGTTCCCATCACTGTTAGTAATGGGTGTTCCGCCTAACAATTCTGGATTGGTTTCGGATTCCAAGGCTGAAGTCTTTATCTTTCTGTCGATAAAAGGTCTGACCCCGCCGGCTTTCTTTGCCATGTCCAGAAGATAAGCTTCTTCCAGGGATATGCCACGATTGCTAAACTCGTTCTCAATCTCTACAATGTCATCCTCTTTCACTTCCCACGAGGACTTAAAGCTATCCCGTTCGGTCTTGTAGTCTTTCTGGAGTTGCTTACGGCTGTCTTGAGTCTGTCGATCCTCTTCCTCTACCTGCTTTTGCTTAATTTTGAACTCGTCAACCTTTCGGTTGTAATTATATTGTGCTTGGTTGAAATCTGCAACATTCCCATCCTCAAGCGCATCCTCGTATTTCATTCCGCCGTATCGTCCCTCGTGAGGATTGTTATCTATGTCTGTCAGATACGTTTTACCTTCGCGCTCTTCCTGCACGAATCCAGATTCTTTGACTTCCAGCTGTTTACGGAGTGACAAATTCTGCTCTTCGAGTTCCTTCGCCTTGTTTGTCGCTTCCGTGTACTGTCGCTTTGTGTCTGCAATCGGTTTGTGAAATGGATGGTTCTCATCTCCCACAGCGTCATCCTGGCTTAACCGATCAACAGCGTGTTTCACAACCCTGTAATACTTGTGATTTTCGTCTTTCAGAACCTCGTAAGGATCATACGCTTCGAATCCATCACTTGAAGGGTTCTCCTCATTGTCCTCTGCGTCTTCCTGGTGATCTTCCTGACCTTCCGCACCTTCCTTGACATCATCTTCCTCTATGCTGATATTGTGCTGGCTGGCGTAATCAGTGAGAGTCTCATCATCAATCTCGTCCTCTGCCATACCATAGTTTAACGATACATCCTTAATCATATCCGACTTTTTCAACTGTTACTCCTTTACGGGCTTCCGTTCTGCAGTAATCCGTACAGGGCTGCATACTAACAAGTAATCCGCTGTGGTTTATTGTTGTTCTTGCTGGCTTAATGCCTGCACTGTTTGTGACTGTATTTGCTGTGCTTGACCCTCAGTTATCTGATCTCCGAGATCCTTAGCGTCCGGCAATTCTGAACGCCTGACCATTTCCCCCGGATCCATAATACTCGGATCGTAATGTTTCAGTATTGTGTTCATTAGGTCCATGTAAATCTGGAACCCCATTCTCTTTTGAGTCGTAGCATAAATTCCATCATTGACACTCACGAGCGTGTTCAGGTGTCTAACATCGTAAATTTGTTCTTTGGGAATGTTGTAAGTATCCTTAATCCTACCCTGGTCATTGTAAGTTCTTACCATTTCCGAAGAGTCTATAATCCTTTGTAACCGTTCTAATTGCGACATACCTGCCAAAGCTTTCGACTGATAGAAGTCGTCAAAAATCGGATACTGTGTTTGTTCTGTCTCTTCGTGCTTGATTTGAGCATGGATACCTGGTTCACCCCGATAATTTGCCTTGCCGTACGGCTGGTCTGACTGTCCAGAGATGTATCCGAATAGCTTGATAGCGAACTCGGTCATGTAATCCAATCCTTTAATATCAAGCCCATCGTCAACTTTCTTAGGCAGGTCGTTGTAATCCTCTACAGGTATATTGATCCCAATCTTATGCCCATGTTCTTTCATAAAGTCTAAAGTCTTGCCAATCTTCACATATCTAGCCCCGCGCAAAGTCCTGGTTATTGCCTCTTGCAGGTTAGCGTTAGACAGGTTTAAAGTCTTCTGTACCCCACGCATCCCGTTCATGAATGTGCTTACATCGGGGATTTTCCTCGTGTCTCTGTCTGAAACAAACGGGGTATATGAGTAATGTTCATAAGGCTCGTAGTGGTCATCAAGTATAGCGTACCCGTAAGGGAGCATCCTGGTGACATGAATAGCAGGACGTTCAACTTCATCCACTATGATCTGTGGCAAAGACTGCAACCGCTCCGCCTTTTTCTCCGAAAGTGTGACAGCTACAACGGTACCTTGGTCAATGTCAAACGCATAGTAGTAGGGACGTATCTCCCGCTCTTCTGCTTCGAGAACTACATACAGGTCATTTATCCGGTCAGCAATTAAACCCTCAATGCTGCTACCAGACACAAATTTCATCCTGTCCGAGAGTTCCTCCCACCACGACTTATAATCAGACGTGTTGAAAGTAACGCCGTTCTTTTGGAGTTGCTTTCCCCACTTGCGTTTCAGTTCTTCGGCACGATAGAATTGCCTGCGGATCACCCAACGGCAATCGAACAGGTATTCAGACTCATGATCCGGGTCGAATATCACAGAATACGGATTGGGACGCTCGGCTTTCAGTGTCAGAACTTTGCTTGGCATTCCAGTGCTGGAGTCAAATCTCACGCCCCAATCTTCGTAAAAGTGCCAGACACCCATCATGTCTAAGCCATTATTAAATACATCTTTGTCAATGCTTGCCATCCGGTTCTTGTAGCAATTCATGTTTAGCATATCCGACACATACCTGACAACATCACTGCCAACGTGCTTATCGTCAAGCGATTCGATATGATATTCAGAGCGCATCGAACGCATCTTACCCGACATATACCGCTTGTTGGGTTTCATCAGGTTAATGTTAGCCATATCGGGGTCACGGTTTTGACTCCTAAATGCAGCCAATTCTTTCGGTGTCCATGGTCTATCTGCGAGATACTCTGAAACCATGTTCCCGCGCCCGTGGAAGTCATTGTATTGATCATAGCCGTATTGCCAAAGCTTAAGGTGCTTTTCAACTGTGTCAATCTCTTGGGTTCTGATAGTCGCATCGTGCGAGTTCAGGTCATTACCTGCATTGTCATATAGTCGTATACCCATCACACAACCCCCATTGATACAGGCTCTTCAGGTTCCCAACTCAATTGCTGTTGCCTAGTGTAGTGTGCGGGCCGCATTGAAATCATATATCGCATTACGTCTATCCAGTGTTTGTAAGCTTGTTCGGGTTCCTCGGATATGAGCTTGGATGCCTGACTGTTTTTAATTTCTTTCCGTCTGTAATTCTTGAGTGCGTGTATCGTTCTATAACACAGTTTCGAGATCATAATCTTCGGACGGTTTCCCTTTTCTATTGGTTTTTCAGGATTGCAATCTAAATATTCCCGGATCAAACTGTGACCTGCAACGAGTTCCTTTCTGCCTTCCTTGTCTGGATTGACCAGCCGTATATGCGGAATACGAGAATCGAGACTACTGAACTCTTGATTGTACAATGCAACGACCCGCTCGCCGGATTCTTTCGAGGTCTTAGAAGCGAAGTGTGGATCAATACCAATGCCGCCCACATTTACATCAAATCGCTCTATCACGTCTTTTATCGTCCTGGCAGTAACCCTGTAATGCTCTGGACGGGTCTGGTGGAATGGAGTCCCTTTCCAATATCCCTCATACCAGTTCGGAGTTTCGTACACTAACCATAGAAACCCTTCAGCGTCAACACACCAGAACTGTATCGCATCCTGCACCGCATCATGTGGATCAATCACTATGTACATTGTGCAGTGCTTCGGTCTGTCTCTTTCCCACCCCACCATGTTGTCAGGGTTGTAGGTGTGAATATCCTCGTAAAAATTCGGGATGATCCTTCGATACACAAATACAAACTGTCCCTTTTCACGGGCAATTTTCATAACCGGATCGTAAATCTTTGACAGAATATTTGTGATCGTAGCCCTGTCCATATACCCACCATGACAACGGCACAGATCGCCGTGCAGTTCAGGAGTCAGACACTTGCAATTATCCCAAATACTAAATGCGATTGTCTCAACCTGTCCCTCAATGGGATTCTCAAAAAACAGATCATAGAGGTAAACAGCCTCTTCCAACGGAGTAAAGCTGAAGAGGATTTTTGATAATGGTGATTCAGAAAGTCTCGGCACTGACTCTTCATAGATTTTTTTAGGTGGAGGTTCATCAAATACAAGACCATGCAGAGGAACAGAGGCAAAATTCATTGGGTCTTCGTTGACGCTCAGGAAATCAATGTAGCTCCCGTTTTGCAACTCATAATAGGAATGATAGTTCCATCGTCCCGATACCATAGGCCCCTGCTTTTTAATTGTCCCCGGCTTAAACATCGAAAGGAGCACTTTCTCACCCTGGAAATTCTTGAATATGTTGACAGGTTTGGTTATCACTCTAAAATTAACAGGAGGCGGAGGATATTTGCCCTTGATGGGATGAGTGCCTTCCATAGCCCATACAGTCTCACCCTGAACCCATTCGGTTTTACCAGCCCTGTTTCCGCCAGTCACAACCTCAATTGAGG